GGCTTTCATGGCGCGGAGCATAACAGCGGGTTCGGCCGCCCGCAACGCCATGTTGCCGGCGACAATGGCAACGCAGCGTTCTATCATTGCGCGCAATTCGGTGTTGCGTTTTTACCGAACCAGCGTAACATGGCGTCACACCGAAGCAGCGCCCCTCGCCGGGGCCGGGAGACGAAAATGGGAAGCGTCGATGCCGATCTGGCCAGCCACGAATCAGCGCAGGACCGGGCAGACCGATACAACGATGCGCTGTGCGACTGGATCGCGGCCGACCGCGTGAAAGCTAAGTTGCGCGATCTGATTTCGGTTCAGCGGGTGACCACCGAGGACCTGATGATTCTGGCCGTGTCCGCCATCGCCGACGCCGCCCCGCGCGAAATGCCCGGCACCGCCGCGGCTCACGACAAGGGTATCGAGCTGCTGACCAATCGCCTTGCCGGTCTCGTCTTGGCCGAGCTGGCGCTCGACTTCGACCGCGAGTGCGCGCTGAATCGTGCGGACGCGAGGGATGCGGCATGAACGCGCCCGCGGATGTGCTGGCGGGACCGTATCGCGTCCGGCAAGAGTTCGTGCGTGGACGCAACCTGCCGATCTACATAATCATCGGCCGCGGCAACAGGGCGCTTAGCTACAGCAGCGGCCGGCGCGTGACATTCAGCAGCGAAGCCGCCGCCAATGAACGCGCCGCAGCCCTCGCGCGCGCCGGAGGTGCCGCATGAACACCGAAACCACCCGATGCCCGCCTTGGCACGGCGAGGACGGCTGCGATTACGAATCTACAGACGGGCTGTTGCATGCCGGATTCGAGCGCGTGAAGTGCTGCAACTGCGGCCACGAGACCGAAATCAAGCGTTTCGATCCCGGCGACTTCGATCCTCAGGAGTCTGGCGACGGCACGACCGCATACGAGCGTAGCAGGAGTGTTCCGTGGTTTGAGCATATTGGCGCGAGACTCACCGCTCGCCTTTGGGGTGCCAAGTGAACGCAGAACAGGCGCTGGCGGTGTTTGATTGCATGGCGAGCATTGTTGACAGCGCGCCCGTCGGGGTTCGGCGCCAGAAAGAAGCCCGCGCCTTTTTCGCCAATCTGGTGAGGAGTGAAGCCGCGATGCGGGAAGCGGCACAAGAGGCGGTTGATTGGATCAATGACTGCCTGCAGCGACACGCCGCTGACATCGACATGGACGATCCGCCTACAGGCAAGCTCCTGCAGGCCATCAATACGCAAGATACGCAGACATGAACACCGACAAGGCCGCGCCGGATTGCCGTGGGTGCAAATGGTGGGACAACGGCGTTTGCGCTACGCGGAAGGTCGCACAGATCGCGTCGGTTCGCGCTCGGAGCCCGCGCGGCAACTGCGGCCCCTCCGGCCGCTACTTCGAGCCAAAGGAGCCGCGGGAATGACAACCGACAAAGCCTCACCGCCCTGCACCGAATGCCGCTGGTTCGATCCGCCGAACCGCACATGGCCGGGCGGCTGCGCAAACCGCAACGGCACCTACGCAGTCGCCAAGTTCGAGCGATTCACCGGAGCATGCGGGCCAGCTGCCAAACACTTCGAACCAAAGGATCAGCCATGACCACCCGCCACCTCCGCAGTATCACGCCGCGCGAACAGCCCGCGCAACTCGTCAACGCCGGAAGATCCAGCAGCGTCGTCGGCAGCGAGAACGACATCATCGCTCGCGCGCTGTCGGTACTGGTCGGCGTGATCGGCAAGCATCCCGGCAACCTCACAATCGACCAGGCGCGCGACGTGATCGCGTGGTCCGGCCAGAACTGAACGTGTCACCCGTGCCTGCGCCGGGCGGAATCCCGGCACCAACTCAGAGGACAGCATGAGCAATGAACAAGAAACAGTGACGATCCCGAAGTCCGAATATGACCAATTGCGCCGCGATAGCATCGCGCTCGAATGCCTCGAAGGCAGCGGCGTCGATAACTGGGATTGGTACGGCGACGCCATGAAAGAGTGTCACGCCCGCTTGGCCGAGGAAGGTCTCGAAGAATAACCACCCGTGCAAGGTGTACGGCAGCCCGCCGCCGTGAGTGCGGGCACCCGCGGAGTGGAGGCGCAAGCCTGCGAAGCTCCGGTCGGCTGGAAGGCATCGCGTCCGGACGGCTGGCGAAGTCGATACGCACGACGACGGTCGTACGAACGACAACGGGAATGACTGCGGCGGTGGAACTCCGCGCCGGAAACGTAACCGGCACCTTGACGCATGCGGCTGGATACGGGTACTAGGGCCCCAATCAGCCTCCTATGAGGCGCCCTTGATGAGAGGGCCGGCCGCAGCCGTCAAGGTCAGCAACACGGCAACGGTGTGCTGTTGCGCCAGCCGCAAAGCCTCGCGGCACGGCAATTTGAGAGCGACGGAGCAAAGGGTGGTGTGCTTTCGGCAACCGTAACGGCCCCGCGCGATAGGCCGCAACGCGCGAAACAAATCGATTGCTAGATTCACGCTTGCAACACCGGGCGCCGGGCCCCAAGCCGGCGCCCGTCTTGAACTGAGGGGGTCGGACTCGGCGGCGTTGTGGGAAACGCTGCCCCGCAAATGGCAAGTGCGACCACGACACGCTACCGCATCATAGCGGAGGAGAGAACCCAAGGTGGCCACCGCGCGACGGCATCCCGCCAAAACTTGCCGCCGGTTCGAATCCGGCCCGAGTCCGATCCCCTGAGTTTCAACCGCACCACCACGCAGCCAGGAGAAACAAGCATGTCAACTTTCGAGTTCCGCCATTCCGACCCGGAAAAAGGCCCGGTCATCGCCCGCATCGAGGCCGAGAACGAGCGCGAAGCGCGCGCATTTCTGCGGACCAGGATCCATGCGCGCAAGATGTCGGCCCGCGAGATCATCGAGCTTTCGCGGCGGGATCAGGCGATTTTCGACGCCAAGACGGGGGAGGTCATCGGCGCCGGCAGCGACGACAACCAGGCCGAGCTGCCGCTCGGCGACGAGGCATGACCATGATCGCCGCCCTTCACGACACCAGCACCCGGCGCGCAAACGGCGCCGGGCAGGCTGCGGCGATCGCGGCCTCGCGCTACGGTCTCGGGCCGCAGCAGGCCGCACAGTGCGCGCGCACGGCTCGGGCGATGGTGGCCCGCGGGTTCAGCGCCGGGCGCGCCGTGGCGGCCGTGCGGCGGATGGCGAAGAAGGCCATTTCCAAGGGGTCAGCATGAGCACTCATCAGATTGTTCAATTCCAACCGGCAGTCGACAATTTCGGCGGCCGATCACTCACGGCGGCAGACATTCGCGCGCAAGTAAACCTCATGCAGGACGTGATGGCTGAGGTGATGCGCGACGGCGTGCACTATGGGAGGATTCCCGGGACCAAAGAAAAAAGCTTGTGGAAGCCGGGCGCCGAAAAGCTCATGGCGACCTTTCGCCTTGCCGGCGATCCCGAAGTCGATGACCTGAGCAGCGACGGCGAAATCCATTACCGTGTGAAGGTCAGGCTTCACACGGTTAGCGGCGCCTTTATCGGCGCAGGAATTGGCGAGTGCAGCAGCCGCGAGGAAAAGTACGCATGGCGCGCCGCGGTATGTGAGGAGGAATACGACGAAACACCAGAAAACCGCCGGCGCGTGAAGTATTCGAAACGGGATGGCCGCACCGAGAAAAAGAAACAGGTCCGAACCAATCCGGCCGACGTAGCCAATACGATTCTGAAGATGGCAAAGAAGCGCGCGCAGGTTGACGCAGTCATTACCGCGACGGCCGCGTCCGACATCTTCACCCAAGACATCGAGGACCTTCCGCCCGAGGTTGTCGCGGAGATCGTAGGCGCGCAACGGGTTAGCCCCGGAGTCGCCGCTGTTCAGCAGGCGATCCCGCCGGACAGCCCCGAGCGAAGCGCGGCGGTCAAAGAGGCCGAGGATGTGGCATCGCTCGGCGTCGAAGCGTTCCGGACCATGTGGGCGAGTTGGGCAAGGGAGAAGCGACAGCTCGTAAACGACAGGGTGCCCGCGTTCCAAAAGATCGCGGAGGATGCGGACGCCGCGAAGGACTCGCCCCGATGATTGACCAGCGCAGCGAAGAGTGGTTCAAGCAGCGCGCCGGGAAAATCACGGCGTCGATGATGCATGTTGTTGCGATGCCTCGCGAGCGAGGCGAGTTCAAGACAGGGCCGCGCAAGGGGCAGCCAAAACCGCCGCCTGCCGCGCTTACCGAATACGCCTACCAACTTGCCGCGGAACGCCTGACGGGTCGCCCGCGAAAGTCGATCAAGGCCGCTGCGCTGCAGTGGGGGCAGGATGTAGAGCCGGCGGCGGTTGCCGCGTATCAGGCCGAGTCCGGGAACATTATCGACCCGTGCGGCTTCTTCGAACACCCCGAGCTTTCGCATATTGGAGCCTCCCCTGATTTTCTTGTCGGCAGCGATGGCGGCGGAGAGATCAAGTGTCCGGAATCTTCCGAGGTGCATTTGCAGACGTTGCTGACGGGCCTACCGAAAGAGCATCAAGAGCAAATCCAGGGTGGATTGTGGGTGACGGGGCGCCAATGGTGGGACTTCGTCAGCTTTCATCCGGACTTTCCGCCACATCTTCGGCTCTACGTGAAGCGCGTACAAAGGGACGAATCATTTATTCAGGGCCTTGCGCGATCGTGCGCCGAGCTTGAACTCGAAGTTCAGGCAATCATTCGACAGGTGGAGGCATAACGTGGGAGTCAAAAAAGAAGTTGTTGCCGTGGTCGGCACGTACACAGACGGTGACGGGAACGAGAAAAAGCGATATTTACGCATCGGCTCGATCATGGAAACCAGAAACGGCGACATGCTGAAGCTGGATAGCGTCCCGCTCGGATGGAACGGATGGGCGTATTTGAATGACCCGAAAGAAAAAGATGGCGGAGATGGGGGGCGCCCGCAGCGAGAACGCCCGGCGCGCAGTCCGAATGCCGGCAGCAGTCGGTCGCCGATGGCGCAGGAGGTGCCGTTTGACGATTCCGATATACCATTTTAGAATTGATACAGTATCAATTTTAACACATTCAAAAATGGCACCTGAAATCGCAGAAATTCCATCGATTCCTGGCGCCCTCGCGAATAGCGAGGGGTTCGTGAAATTCCCACCTGTCACCGCCGCCATGCCGAACGGAGGCGAGCGGGCATACGAGACGAAATGGACCCGAGGCGGCAAGCGGAAAGCCTCAAAAACGGCCCGGCACGAATACTACGGCACGCTGTACCGTGGCCGAAATTACAAGATCCACCGACTGGTCTGCGAGGCATTCCATGGGCCGCCGCCATTCCCGGGCGCCGTGGTCATACACCTCGATGAGGACGCACTGAACAACCGACCATCAAATCTTCGGTGGGGCTCGCAGAAAGAGAATTTGAACATGCCCGGGTTCATCGAATACTGCCGCGGCCGAAAAGGTGCGAATAGCGGCTGGGCAAAGCACAAGGCCGCGAAAGCTGACCCATGCCCCAACCCGCCGGCAACGGCCCGCACGCGCCGGCAGCGCGACCAAACGAGGAACCCATGACGAAGAA